CAAAGAGATTTAAAGTCTGTGCGGCAGGTAGAAGATTTGGAAAATCTTACCTTTCTGCTGTAACTTTACTTATAGAGGCTTTAAAAGAAGAAAACGAGTTTGGTTATAAGCTAGGACCACAGATTGTAACCTATTATGTAGCTCCAACTTTCCAACAAGGGAAAGATATTATGTGGAAACTCATAAAAGGGCTAGGCGAAGGAGTTATAAAGGACACTTTAGAGAATACTGGAGTAGTAAAACTAATAAATGGAAGGGAAATCCACATAAAAGGGTCTGATAGACCAGATACTCTTCGGGGTGTTGGTCTAAGTTACGTAGTTTTAGATGAGTATGCTACTATGAAGCCTTCAGTATGGGAAGAAATTATAAGACCTACACTATCTGACGTAAAAGGTGGGGCATTGTTCATAGGAACACCTGCGGGGAAGAATCATTTTTATAATTTGTTTTTAACTGCTAATAAATTAGATGATTGGGACTCTTTTGAGTATAATACGGCAGATAATCCTTTTGTCCCAGAAGATGAAGTAGAAAACGCTAGAAATACGTTGTCTTCTGAAGTATTTTTACAAGAATATCAAGCTTCTTTTAGAAGTGGTGGTGGTAATGTATTTAAAGAAGAGTGGTTTGACAAGGTAGTAGAAGAAGAACCAGAAGGTCAGTACTATGTTACTGTTGACCCAGCGGGTTTTGTAGATTTACAAGGTAGAAAGATGACAAGTAAGTTAGCAAGACTAGATGAGTGTGCAATAGCTGTTGTAAAAGCTGGTCCAGAGGGGTGGCACGTAAAAGATATAGTAACTGGTAGGTGGGATGTCAGAGAAACAAGTATACAAATATTAAGAACAGCTCAGAAATATAAACCAGTAAGTGTAGGTATTGAAAAAGGAAGTTTAAAGAACGCTATTATGCCATACTTAACAGATCAAATGAGAAGATTAAATACGTTTCCAAATGTAGTTGAAGTAACACATGGTGGTAAAAAGAAACAAGAGCGTATTACGTGGGCATTACAAGGAAGATTAGAACATGGAAGAGTTTCTTTTAGTAAAGGTGAATATTTAAAAAAATTAATAGAACAAGCTTTAGATTTTCCATCACAATTAACACATGATGATATGTTAGACGCATTAGCGTATATAGACCAAATAGCAGTAACTTCATATATAGACCAATCTTGGATTGATACTTGGAGTCCACTAGATAAACAGGCAGGATATTAATGGTAAATAGTATTGTAGTAAACGAAAATAAGTCAACAGCAGACGGACAAGATAAGGCTACAGACCCTTTAGCAGGATGGATAGTATCTAAAGTTCGTGATTGGGAAGACTATAGAAATACAAACTTTAGAGCTAAGTGGAATGAATATTATCGTCTTTGGAGAGGTCTTTGGAAAGCTGAAGATAAAACTAGAGAGAGTGAGCGAAGTCAACTGATTGCTCCAGCTTTACAACAAGCTATAGAAGTAACTGTTGCAGAATTAGAAGAAGCTGTTTTTAGTTCTAAGCGCTGGGTTGATATAGATAAATCCAGTATAGAGAGCGAAGAAGAACAGCAAGTTATGGGCTTTTTTATAGACCAATTATTAAAAGAATACGAATTGGCTAAAGTTCCTGGTGCTATGTCTGAGATATTTCTTAATGGCGCTATATACGGAACAGGTATTGGTAAAGTAGTAGTAAAAGCTAGAGAAACCAGAGTTCCTGTACAAGACGAAGAGGGAAATTTAACCTCGGAGAAAACAATAGTTCCAGAAGTTTCTTTAATAGCTATAGACCCAATGGAATTTGCTATAGACCCATTAGCTAAAAATATAAATGATGCTGAAGGGTGCGCACATATATTATATACGCACAAAGACGCAGTAAAAAGAAAACAAGATGATGGTATTTATGCTAATGTAGAGCTAGGTGGTGGTAAAGACGATAGTGACTATTGGGCTAGGGGAGAAGCAACTCCGTTAAATAAACACGATTGGGTAAAAATTACAGAATATCATGGTAGAGTACCATCAGAATTATTAGAACCTATAGGCGCAGCAGTAGAAGAAGAACTAAATATATTATCAGAAGAGCCACCTAAAAAATCAGATACTGTTGAAGCTATAGTTACTATAGCAAATGATGGAATACTGCTTAGGGCTGTAGAAAATCCATTTTTTATGCAAGATAGGTCTATAATTGCATATCAGCACGATAGAGTACCGAATAGATTTTGGGGTAGGGGCATAGCTGAAAAAGGATATTCTCCTCAGAAAGCCTTAGATACGGAATTACGAGGAAGAATAGATGCTATGAGTTATGCTATTCATCCTATGATTGCTATTAATGCAGCTTTAGTTCCACGAGATTTGAATACTACTTTTAAAGTTTATCCAGGTAGGTCTATATTTACTAATGGACCAGCAGCGGAAGCTATACAACCTATAAATTTCCAACCTCCTACATCTTTATCTTTTAATCAATCAGGAGATTTAGAAAGAATGGTTGAAATGGGAACTGGTGCGTTTCAAGCAGCAGCTCCTACTGGACAAAACCCACGCAATACAACGGCTACTGGTATGAGTATGATTACTACTGCCGCAATTAAACGTAATAAAAGAACTTTACAAAATATAGAAATTAATTTATTAGATGAGTGGGTTAAAAAGTCTGCTTATCGTTATATGCAATTAGATTCTGAAAAGTATCCAGTAATGAATTTAAGATTTGTTATTAATTCTACTTTAGGAATTATGGCTAGGGAATTAGAAGTACAGCAATTAGTACAATTATTAAATACTTCTCCTCCAAACTCTCCTAGTTATTGGATGTTAATAAAATCATTATACGAATTAAGTAGCATTTCTAATAGAGAAGAAATGATGCCTATTATTGACCAGCAATTACAACAAAGCCTACAACCACAAGAACCTCCAGTTGACCCAGTTCAAATGGAACTTGTTAAGATAGAAGCACAGAAAGCAGAAACAAATGAGTTTAAAGCTGGAAGTGATGCGGTTTATAAGAAGACTGCTGGTATTCTTAATCTTGCTAAAGCTGAACAAATTGAAGATGATAATGTAGTTCAGGGATTTCGTGGTATAAAACAATTAGAAGTAGATACTGAGAAATTAGAAAGAGAAAGACAACAAGCACAAATGCAACAACAGCAACAAGCACAAGGGCAACAAGAGCAATTAGCTGCACAGGCGGGGACTCCCCCAATAACCTAGAGGGTAACTTATGTTGAAGAAACACGAAGATGTTTATGAATCTTACTTTGAAATGTTTGGTTCTAAAGGTTGGGAATTGTATAAAAAAACAATTATAGAAGAAAGAGATGCTTTATTTAAAGCGGGTTTTTATGAACTTAAATCAGAACTTGAATTAGGTAAATTGCAAGGGGCTATTCATTATATTGACATGATATTATCATTAGAAAATAACATGGAAAATATGTATGATGAGGCTAGAAGACAAGAAAAAGAAGAAGATGATAAAAATTATATTGAACAAATAGAGGATGGTGGGTAATGTTATACGAGTATTCGTGTAATACGCACGGTAGATTTTCTAAGATATGTTCATTAGCAGACAGAGAAGCAGAAAAGCCCTGTCCAGAATGTAATAAGCTAAGTAAGTTTGTTATATCAGCCTCTCAATTCAAATTGGAAGGTATTACAGGTCACTTTCCCACTGCTGCTAGTAAATGGGAAAGAATACATGAAACACATGGTGAACTTAATACTAAGAGGAAATAGATATGGCAGAAGAACAAGTACTGATACTAGATAAAAATGTTCAAGATACGGTTGATGCACAAAATGAACTAGAAGAACAACAGGTTGCAGCAGAACCTGAAAATAAAGAACCAGAATATGAAGTTCCTGATAAGTTTAAAGATAAGTCTATTGCAGATGTGTCTAAATCTTATGAGGAATTAGAAAAAAAACTAGGTCGGCAAGCCCAAGAGTTAGGTGACACTCGCAAGCTTGCAGACGACTTGCTACGGCAAGAGCTAGATAAAAATAGGCAAACGCAGGCTCAACAAGAAGAGCAACCTAAAGAGTTTGACTATGATAATCCGTTAGAATCCGTAAGAAAAATGATACAGCAAGAGCTACGTCCTGTCAGGGACGAACTAAAAGCTAACCAAGATGTCTCTACTAGAGATAAGTTAGAACAACAGCACCCTGATTATATGACTATCGCAGCTTCTCCTGAATTTTCTGATTGGGTCAATTCGTCACCTATTAGAGCAGATTTGTATAGACGCGCCAATGACCAGCTTGAATATAATGCTGCCGTTGAATTGTTAGATACTTGGAAAGCATTGAACCCTGCGAAGGAAACCCCTTCTAAGGCTGAAACTCAAAAAGTAACGAAACAAAAGATTAACGAGCTTAGCACCGAGTCTGGTAGTACAGGTCAAACGTCAACCAAAACTTTCTCTCGTAGAGAACTTATTAACCTAAGAGCTACTAATCCTAACAAGTATTACGAAATGGCTGATGAAATCAGACAAGCGTATTCTGAAGGTAGGGTTAGATAGATAATTTAACAACAAAGGAGAAGTAAAATGGCAGCTTTCTCAGCAGCCAATTCTCAAACGATTACTACACAGGCGAATTATATACCTGAAATGTGGTCGGACGAGATTATTGGCGCATTTAAAGCAAACCTTGTCGTAGCTAATCTCGTAACAAAGATTATGCACAACGGCAAAAAAGGTGATACTGTACATATTCCTGTGCAGGCTCGTGGTAGCGCATCTGCTAAAGGTGTAGGAGCTAACGCAGTAACACTTATCACAGATACAGCGACCAAAAAAGATATTTCAATTGACAAGCATTTTGAATACTCTCGCTTAATTGAAGACATGGCTGAAATTCAAGCAATTGATAGTTATCGTAAGTTTTATACTGACGATGCTGGATTTGCATTAGCTAAACAAGTTGATACTCACTTACATGGGTTGTTTGAAGCCTTAAACGGCGCTACAGCAGATGGAAGCTCTTATACCGCAGGAGTCATTGGCTCTGACGGTACAACCGCTTTTAATGACGCAGCAAATACAAATACTGGTAACGGTACTGCTATTGCTGACGCTGGTCTTCGCAAAGTAATTCAAACACTAGATGACGCAGACGTTCCTTTATCAGAACGTTATCTTGTTATCGCTCCAGTAGAAAAGAAAAGCCTAATGGGTCTTTCTCGTTTTACTGAACAAGCGTTTGTTGGTGAAGGTGGTCCTGCGAATACTATTCGTAATGGTCATATCGGTGATGTTTATGGTGTTCCAGTATACGTATCTACTAACGTAGCTAGTTTTGATGCTGATGATGGTAGTACGGGATATAGAGCTAACTGCTTATTTCATCGTTCAGCAATAGCGTATGTTGAGCAAATGGGTGTTCGCGCTCAAAGTCAATATATGCAAGAGTACTTATCTGACCTATTTACCGCAGATACAATCTACGGTGTAGGTGAGCTTCGTGACGATGCTGGTGTATGTATTATATCACCTGAGTAATATAACGGGAGTATGGTTCGCCCTGCTCCCATTTTTTATAATTTATAAATAGAGGATTTTATCATGGCGAATACATTAACCCTTAATGAAGTACGTAGGGGTCGTAAGCAATTCACAGGTTTTTTTGCTAGTGATATGTGGACTGTAAAAGCAACTTGGGCTGACCAAGACGCAATAGATGCTAATGATACATTAACTGTTACTATGGCAGTTCCTGGCGTAGAGTTAGGAGACATGGTTGTTGGTGTTTCTTGTAGTGTAGACCTTAGTGACGGTTCAGACCAAGCAGTTCTTACTGCTGCTGTTACTGCTGCTGATGTTGTAAGTTTATATATACAAGCAGATAAAGGTGAGTTTGCAGCAGACGCTCTTAATGCTGGAGTTATGAAAGTATTAGTAGCACGACCAGCTTGGTAGTAAATAAAATTTAATTACAGCCTGAAACAAGGTAACTGTAGGAGGCAATAATGCCAAAAGCACAAGTAAAAAAAGAACACACTGCTGTTAAAGCAGAACCCGTTTCTAAGCCTTTAGCTGAAGGTAGAGCTAAAGTTAAACATAAAGAAACTGGAGAAGTATTAGAAGTAGACGCACTTCATGCTTTAACTGTTTTAGGAAAACAGGGTAAGTATGAAATATTAGAGCATAAAGCAACCCTTGGTGCATTATCCGCATTTTGTGATATACATGAAATTAGGTATCCAGGAGGAGGAACAGTAGACCAATTAGTTGCTTTAGCAATAAGAAAATAAGAGGATAGTATATAAATGGCTACTAGGAAAGAATTAGTAAATGAAGTTTTAAGGCGGTTAAGAGAACCAGAACTTGGTGCTAGTTCTACTATAGCATCAAGTACTTATGCTACAATGGTGGCTTCTTTCCTTAATGATGTAAAGCAAGAGTGTGAAGACGCTTGGAATTGGGGACAACTCAGAGAAACTGTTCAGTTTGATACGGTATCAGGTACATCTTTGTATTCTTTACCTTTAACAACAGTAAGAACCAAATTACTTTCTATGTGGAACTCTACACAGAACTCTAGGATGAGACAAGTTACTGAAGATTACTATAATAAAAGTACTCTTGTGGGAACACAGTCTAATGCTATACCTATCTATTATAGAGATAGAGGTATAAATGCTGCTACTGAATATAAACAAGTAGAATTACTTGCTACTCCAGATGGTGTTTACACTATAAAAGCAGAAGTAGTTAATCCACAAAAAGACTTGTCAACTGACGATGAAAAATTAACTTTAAGTCTTGGCAGACAAGCTATGATATACGGAGCGTGGGGCTTATGTATATCAGAACGAGGTGAAGATGGTGGACAACTTATGGATGAAATATCCCAAAAGTATGGTTTCCATTTACAAACAGCGATAGCATTGGATAGGAGGTCTTATCCTAACGAAGGCGATGTTGAGGTAGTATAAGATGGCTACAAAATTATTACCAGTACAGATAAGATCGCCTGGTAGATTAGGACTGAATACACAAAGTTCTTCCTTGGGTCTTGGTCCAGAGTGGGCGTTATTTTTAGATAACGCTGTCTTTGATGACTTAGGAAGGATAGCAGCTAGAAAAGGAATGTTAAAAGTAACTACTACTCCTATATCTGGTAATCCAACTTTAGACCAAACTTTTGAATACATAGAAGATACATCTACTACACATATAATTACTGTAGATAATACGAATGGAAAACTATATGCTGGAACTACAGCTCTAGTAGAGAAAACGGGTTCTCTTAGTTTTAGCGATACAAATTGGCAATTTGCTAATTTTAATAGCAAAGTTATAGGAGTTAGCCAATCCCAATTTCCTGTATATTGGGATGGAAGTGGTAATTTTGAGACAATACATAGCCAACATACTAATTGGGCAGCAAGTACTGCTTACGCAAAAGGAGATGCTGTTAAAGCTGTAGGTTCTGCAACATTAGAAAGATATTTTGTTTGTACTACAGCAGGTACATCAGCAGGTTCTGAACCTACCTTCTCTGCAACAGAGGGAGCTACTGTTACAGATAACAGTGCGGTATGGACTACAGTTAAAATGCCAAAAGGAAATGTTATATTATCTGCGTTTGGTAGATTATGGGCTGTAGACCAAGATAAAACTACTATTAGATTTAGTGCTTTTAATAATGATAAGTTATGGGATACTGAAAACGGTGGTGGGGTTATAGATTTAGTTGCTAACTTTGCTTTTTCTAGAGATGAAATAGCAGCTATAGCAACGTTTAATAATCAATTAATAGTATTTGGTAAAGATAATATTGTAATTTTTAATAGTGCAAATGCTCCCACATCATTATCTTTAGCTGATTCTGTAGTAGGTATGGGGTGTACTGCTAGAGATAGTGTACAAAATATAGGTTCTGATATTATATTTTTATCTGAAGACGGGTTGCGAGCGTTATCTCGTACTATTGAATTAGAGAAAATGCCAGCTCAGGATTTAAGTAAAAATATAAGAACAGAACTTTTAGACTTTATTGGAACTAAAGACGCAACAAAAATTAGGTCTTTATATTCACAAGTAGATGGATTCTATTTATTATTAGTTGGGTCTACTATTTATATGTTTGATTTTAAAGATTTAATAGCTAGTCCTAAAACATTAGATGTTCCTTTACCTAAAATTGCTAGGTGGTTAGAAATGGAACCTCAGAGTTTGGCTGTAGCTAAAGATGGAGAACTCTATTTTGCAAAAGATGGGTATCTTTCAAAATACTCTGGGTATAAAGACAGCATATTATCTGGTGGGTCTGTATCGCTAACTGCATATAACTTTAAATACAGGTCTAACTGGTTAGATTTTGGGTTTGTAGACCCACAGGCAGCGGGTTTATATAAGCTACCTAAAAAAATTAAGATGACTGTAAACGAAGGGTCAACTTATGATATAAACTTTTTTTGGGCTTTTGACTACGTCAATAGAGACTTTAGACAAACAGCCACAGCAATAACTACAGATTTAGTATCTACGGGGTCACAATGGGGAACCGCAGAGTGGGGTTTAGCAGAGTGGTCTGGTGACGCACTAACAGTAGATACTGTACCAGCACAACTTTCTGGCTCAGGACAAAATATGCAATATGGATTTGATGTAAGTGTTAATGGATTTAATGTTGCAGTAGCTCAAGTTGAATTATTAATTAAAATTGGAAGGGTGGCAAGATAATGGGTGATTACGCACGACAACATGACTTTAGCGCAAAAGACGCATTAAGTACTGGAGATGCTGCTAAACTTATAAAAGGTTCAGAGGTAGATGAAGAATTAGATGCTATTGTAACTGCGGTAGCAACAAAAGCAACTGTTTCTAAAGGTTCGGATATAGCATCAGGTAGTCCGACAGTTCCTGCTGGTAATTATTTTGATGTAACAGGAACAAGTACAATTGCAGCGTTTGTTGTCGCTGCTGATAGGCATTTCTTTCTACAATTTGATGCAGCACTTCAACTTACACATAATTCTACTGATTTGGACCTTCCAGGTGAGGCTAATATAACAACAGCCGCAGGTGACGTAGCAGAATTTTTTAGTACAGGAACTAATGATGTCCAATGTGTCAACTATACTAAGGTTGATGGAACGGGAGTAACTGGTTCAGCAGGTGGTTTAGAAGATGCTGGAGGAAATGTAGTTGGGACTGAAAATGCAATCACAACAGCAGGAAATTTCACAGTAACTAATGGCAAGAACCTAGTAACAGGAGGTCCATTCACAATCGCAAGTGGACATACTGTGACTGTTGGTTCTGGCGAAACATGGACGGTGGTATAATATGTCAACATTAAAAGTAAATACAATACAAAATACAGCAGCGGCTGCTTATCCGTTTATAAAACAAATAGTAACTGGTACAACGACAACTCAAGTTGATGTAAGCAGTACCAGTTTTTCCGATACTGGATTAACTGCATCAATTACACCAAAGACTACAGCAAGTAAAATATTAGTCTTAGTTTCACAAGCTGTAAGTCACAACTCAAGGTCAATAGGGCAATTAAAATTATTACGTGGAGCATCAGACCTGTGGGATCATATAGATCAAGGTGATGAGGATAATATGCGAGCTTATCATTTTATTCCTCATTTAGATTCACCCAATTCTACTAGCTCATTAACATATAAGACTCAGATGGCAAGGCATGACCAATCAGGTACTATAAATATCAATCGCAATGATGATGGGGAAACAGCTAAATCAACAATAATATTAATAGAGGTGGCAGCGTGAGTTATTTAGAAACAGGTAGTGTAATTGAAGCTATTATGGCAATAAATCCTGATGCAGAAGTGTCGGTTATAGATAACGACCCAGACCGAATTACATGGGATAAGGGGGATGTTATTGCTAAAGATGTAATCTTAGCAAAAGTAACAGCTATACAATATATTGAAAAACGCAAAAAAGAATATCCAGAAATAAAACAGCAATTAGATGACATCTACCACAATGGTATTGATGAGTGGAAGAAAACAATTAAAGCTGTTAAAGACAAGCATCCAAAGGGGTAATAAATGGCAACATTATCAAATACAGATCTAACAGTCACAGACGTAAATTGTACTAACCTCAAAGATGCGAGTGGTAACAATGGTTCTACACCACTTCAAATTAGTCAAGGCAGAGCTTTCTGGTGGTGTACTTATGATGGTTCAACAAACACAGTTAGGGATAGTTTTAATCTAGACTCTGTTACTGACAATTC